TCGAGCGCCGGCGCTCGATGTAGTCGGCTCGGTTGTAGGCGCTGCGCACCTCATCTTTGTCGACATGCGCCAGTGCGACCTCAATGAGCTCCGGGTCCCAGCCATGCTCATTCAAGATGGTGCTGGCCATCGAGCGCATGCCGTGGCTGACCAACCGATCCTGGAAGCCCATACGTTTTAACGCCATGTTGGCGGTCTGGCTATTGGCGTGGGTGCGTGGATTTCTGTCGGCCGGGAAGACGTACTCACGATGACCGCTGTGAGTCTTCAGTGACTCCAGCAGTGCGACAGCGTGATCACTCAACGGAATGCTGTGAGGGCGGCGCTTCTTCATCCGCTCCGCAGGGATAGTCCAAACACGCCTTTCAAAGTCGATGTCTGCCCAGCGAGTAGTCGCTGCCTCGGCGGGGCGAGTCACCGTGTGCAACTGCCATTCGATCAGGCAGCGGGTGGTGCGTTTGATGCTGGCGTTCGCGATCTCCAGCATGAGCTCGGGGAGTTCTTCGGGCGGAAGCGCAGCCATGTTCTCTTTCTTGGGCTTCTTGAATACTGCCCTGATGCCCGGTGAGCGGGTTGGCGAAGATCAGGCCGGAGTTTACGCCGTAGGTCATGATTTCGTTTAGCCGCTGGCTAAGACGCTTGACCGTCTCCAAGCTGCCTTTCGCTTCGATTGGGCGAAGCAGTCCGATCACCATCGGCGCGGTGATTTTGGTGAGTGGCGTCGTCTTCAAATCGGGGAACACATGCAGCGTGAGCGACCGCCAGATGTCCTCGGCGTAGGCCGGGGTCACCGAGTCTATCTTGAGCTCGAACCAAGCGGTTGCCACATTCTCGAAGGTATGTTCCGTTTCTGCCCGTTTGGCTTCATTCAACGTATTGCGCTGCACCTTCGGATCGATGCCTTGGGCGAGCAGCTCGCGCGCTTCGACTGCCATCTTTCGTGCATTCGCCAGTGACAGTTCGGGGTAGGTCCCGAAGCCGATGTTGATGCGCTTCTTGGTGAGCGGTTCGCGGTAGTTGAAATTCCACAGCAACGAGCCGTTGCTGCGTACGCGGAGCTGCAAACCGTAACCGTCAGTGAGACGTAATCCTTGGACGCGGGTTTGACTCCCTTGAGCTGTCGATCGGAGAGGCGGAGGTTTTGGGCAGGCATGAGATTGTCCTCAGGCACTGATTCGGTATTCCAAAGATTAGCACCGGATGGGCTGGAATACCGTCTGGAATACCCGAATGGCTGGAACTCAAAAAATATCAGAGGACCGAAAAAGCCCTGGAGGCCGCGTATTTACTGGATTTCAGGCACAAAAAAAGACGTCCGTGGACGTCTTTAGTTGATCAAATGGTGGAGCCGGGGGGATTTGAACCCGCATCCGAGCCTTTTATAGCGTGGCTTGTAGGCTCAAAGCTGGCATAAAGCTGTCATTTTTCTTGGCCCCCCTTGCTATCCGACATCACGCTTGGCTATTCTCCAGGAAGGACTAATCTGCGGAGTACCAAATGGAATTGGGTCAAATCAAAATTGCCAGTCGAAACCCAGAACAAAAAATCTGGATGGTTAGAGCTGATGGGGGCAAATATTTCGAGCATTTCAGAGCTGGTTCGATTATATCAATAAAGCATTTGGATCTGTTTTATGACTATACTTTACAAGGTGCAGACGTCCCAAGTGAAGAAGTCATACAAGAGGCTATTCTCCGGCAGACTAATTTTAGGTCAAGCAATCCCAAGGATAAAGTAAGGAAGTTGAACGCCAAGGGGCGACGATACTTCAATCAAATCCTTCATTTTCTACACGATATAAAAGAAGGCGATCTCGTTGTTACACTTAGCGATAGCCGTATAGCTATTGGAGTTTGCACATCATCGACAGCTTTTTTTAGCAGTGATGAGATATCGTTTATGTCGGAAGGAGAGGTGGGGGAGTCGTTCGGACTCTCACATACTCTTCGAAAAAAAGTAAGTTGGGGGCCTGTCATCGATCGGCGAGTAGCCGAAGGTCTGCTGCGCGCGCCATTTAGGTCTCAGCAGACTATTACGAGACTTGACGAGCACTGGCGAGAAATATATAGCCTGATATATCCATTTTTTACTGACGGTGAGAATCTTTACTTTTCCAATTTTATTGGGACGAAATTGGAGATCGGTGGAAAGGTGGTAAGCCGCCTATTTTCCAATCTCGCAGATGTCGAACAGATTTTTAATCAGCTCCTTGAATCCCGCTTGACAGCAGAATTTGTCGACCGCGTCTTTGATGACGATCTAGACGCGGATGATCAGTACTCTTTAACAGCGAAAGCATTTTTCGCATCACCAGGAGGCGTAGCTAGCAAAATCCCCCTTCCGCCTGGTGTTAATAAAGAGCTGGCTCTTAAGGGGATGGCGATACTGCTTTTGATCGCCACTGGCTTTGTGAGCGTTGATGCGACCGCAGCAGAGCTTCCCGAAGACTCAAGCAGGAGCGTATACTCAGCTTCGGGGATGATCGAAGAAAGAAGTTTGCAACCGTCTACCACCAAAAATGTGGATAGATTGTTGGGGCAACTGATTAATGAGAACAAAGCTCAAATCAAAAATATTAAAAAAAGACAGCAGGTAAAAAAGGTAAAGCAGAAGTTGCGTTTGACGATACCGGACTATGATACGACCGTTCTTGAGGCTAAAGGCTCGATCGAAGTCACCACGGTGGTAGAAAATGAAAAGTAATCTAGTAGATGTAGCGGGCGGCACGTTTGTTGTTGGGGCGGTGTCCTATGCTACTGGCACGGCCTATTTCAACTCATACTTTAGAGAGCTTCACGCTAGCCCTGACCTCTTCACCGTTTCAATTGAGCGGGTTTTTTTTGAGGGTGGGCGTCAGCTGCTTGACATGGCGTTCAATCCGCTTTCGATATTCGCGTGCGCAATCCTTGTGGTGGCGTTGGTAAGTATGGTGCTTGAGCTGTTTGGGGTCACCGTATTAAGACGTATTGGGCGGTATATAAAACGAAGTAGTATTTACTGTGTCTTACGAGAGTTGTGGTGGCTTTTCGGATTTCTCATAGTTGCCTTGATTACATTTTCAGCGTTTGACCGGGGCGTCGTTGCAGGGAAGGAAACCGCAGAGCAGAAGAACTGTACTCGGGTCGCTGTAGACCTTGGGAAATCACTAATTTCAGGATGTATAATCTACAAAACTGAGGCGGAATCTTGGGTGCTTACAGCCGAAAACAACCAAAGAGTCCTGATAAACATACCTGCCGACAAATACGAATCAATCATCGTGTATTAGGCATCCTGCTTTAAAAGAGTTACGTATCCGCCCCAAAATGCTTCGCCTTTTTTCCCTGCGGTGATGTCCATTGTTGGCATCCACCTCCCATACACTCTGGCAATCATAGTCCAGTCGGTGTGCCCCATCTGCTTGGCCACCCACATTGGATGCTCTCCGGCGGACAGCATCATCGAAGCGTAGGTATGTCTCGTCTGGTACGGCCGACGATAACGCACACCTGCCTTCTTCATTGCCGGAACCCACATCGTCTTTCGGATCGGACCGTCGCCGGTCCAACGTTGAAGAGTGCGAGGGTTCTGGAACACTTCTGCATCAGCCAAGAAAGTGTGTGCCTTCTGCGCCTTCAGCGCCTCAATAGCAGGCCTTAGCAGTTTTACGGATCTGCGACCGGCTGCAGTCTTCGTTACCTCGGCCTGACCCTTTGATGCTTGCGTCATGGCCCGGCTCACCATCACTTCCTCCCGCAGCCAGTCGATATCCCCCCAGTCCAGGGCAACGAGCTCGCTCGTGCGCAAGCCAGTCCACAGGGCGAACTGCATCATGTTGCGTGCCTGGCCATTGAGCGCCGCCAGCACCGCCTGCTGCTCTTCCGGGCTGAACGGATCTACGTCGTCGTCCTTGGCTGGCGCTTCTTTTCGCGAATACGTCCATCCCGCCAACGGATTTATTTCGATCAACTCTTCCTCTGCGGCGTCGTTCAGCGCCGATCTGAGGCAGCTTTGTATATTGCTCAGCGTTTTGTTGCTGACTTCCAAGGTGCTCAGCCAGTCGCGCACGTCTTTCCGTTTCAGCTCGACCACCATATGCTCGCCCAAGGCCGGCACCAGGCGTAGCTTCACGATCTTGCGATAGCCGTCGAACGTGCTGCTCGATACGTGCCGCTTCTTTCCGTCCAGCCAGCGAGTCAGGAAGCCTGCTACCGTTTCCCGGTTCGCCTCGGGGGCAAACTTCGCGGCCCTGGGCGAGCCGGGAAACGTCACCGAGTAGTCAAACGCGCCGATCGATATCGCATGCTCGATCGCTGCCTTGTGCTGCTCGGCCTTCTTCAGATTAGTGGGGGAGGGCTTGAGCGTGATGCGCTCGCGGCACCGGACGCCCCGATACATGAACGTGATTTCGATGCTCGTATCGGAGACCGCCCGAACTCCCCGCCCGTCTCTACCCATGACTCGTACCCTTCCATGTCGATGAGCGTCCGGCCATCCGGAGCCCTATACCAAATTTCGCCAAGCCGCCAAATTCCATCACGGATTTTCGAGCGGATAGCGTCCTCGCTGTAGCCAGACTCGCTGGCGAATTTCCTGATGGTCATGTAGCGCATTGGCTGCTACTCCTGCCGTGTCAGGTTTGGAATTGCGGGTAAAACTGACGCGTCAGCCTTCATCATCGCGTGCCCCCGATTCGGCTACGGTGCGCAGCTTGAGTGCGATCCCGCAGGAGTTGGCCAGGCCGGTCAACTGGCCCACGGTCGTGGCCGGGTCTTGAAGCGCCTGACCGAACCGAATCAGGCGCTCGCCCAGGCTTTCGAACTCGGTGCGCAGGTGGAGCTGGGTGCCTTGAGTGGTCGTGCTCATGCTTGCTGCTCCTGCTCAGCCTTTGTAGCTTCGTGCGCGGCGGCCTTGGCCAGCGCATCAAGCAACAACTCTTGCCGCTCTTGACCGTGCAGGTAGAGGCGAAGAGCGCGGATCACGATGGTATTCATGCTGGTGTCGCTATCTGCCGCCACGCGCTCAACTTCGCTGCGCATCTCACCTGGGAGGCGCACGACGAATTTGTCTGCGCCGCGGCTACCACCTTCATACCGCTGCATGGCGATCGCTCCCGGTGCGAGGGTTGGCCAACTTGGCGGTACGGATCTCGGAACGGTCGACTGCCAGCTCGGCCGGAGCGTCGATGCCCAGGCGGATCTGGCCGTCACGGCCACTGATGACGGTGATTTTGATGTTGTCGCCGATGACAATTGATTCGCCGAAGCGACGGGTGAGTATCAACATAGTGCTGCTCCTTTCGTTTTCTACAGGCAAGCCGAGGGCCTGCCGCGATTGTTGGCTTTCGCAAAATCAGGTTTGGGTTATGCGGCCAGGGCTACTTCATGGCGCTTGGCGGCGATTCGGGCTTCGACCTTGGATTCACTTCCGCCGCTGCGACGAACCTTCGTCATCGGTTCGGTGGCAAGTGCGCCGTGGGCAGCCAGCAGGAGCGCCAGCACCGCAGCTGGTGAGATCAAGCCGCGCTTGAATGCTTCTGCCACCAGCGCGGCACGTCGAGTTACGCCCAGCTTTGTGGTCAGCGCCAGCAGGCGTTTATCGATCGTGCCCGAGGATATGCCCAGGTCGCGCGCCGCTTGCTTGCTCGTCATGCCGCTGGCCACCGCCATCAAGCATTCCAACTCGCGAGGTGCTGCGCCGCGACCTAGGAAGCCAGTAAAGCCTGCGAAGGTGATGGTTGCGGTGTTCATGTCAGGAGACTCCGGGTTAGCTTTGATGGCGTTACAATACCTTTGGCAATAATTTTAGTAAATGCCTTTGGCAATATTATTTCGTGTGGGCGAAAAAAAACCGCCGTTGAGGCGGTTTCATCATTAAGGCATTAAGTCGGGCTGCCGCCTCGCCAGATTACCCGGCCAATGATCGGAAGCGCGGCGATATCTAACTCTGACACAATTTCGTCAGGGAACAGGTTCTTGTCAGGGTTTTCACTACGAATCACCCAAGATCCCGAAAGCTGCTGAATCATTCGTTTCACCGTAATACCCCCATCTCTCCGCCTGATGACGTATATCTGCCGGTCCAGAGGTGATTTCTGCGTAGCGTCGAAAAGGACTACGTCCATCGCGCAGATATGTGGCGCCATATCATTTCCGTCAGCGTACACAACAAACAAGTCATTGGCTGAAACGCCCATCCTGCGCAACCAGCCGCGCCTAAACACGAGCCCTTCGGTTAGCCCGACATGCTCATCATTGATGCCTTTGACGAACCTTTCGTCAAACATGTATTGGGGGATCAAGACGTACTCTTCGTAAGGGACGACGCCTTTCGCTTGATGGGCAGCTACCCGGTTAGAGATGAAAGCCCGATTAGCCTCCACGGAAGCAGCCGTAAGCAGCTCTATCTCGTGCGCAAGGCGCGGGCTGAACTCAGAAATCTGGACCTCTAGGATCTTTGCAAATCCCGCCGCGACCGTAGCATTCAATGGATTCACAGCATTGAGGTAGTGACTCACAGAACTCTGGTTTATCCCTAGGCGTTCTGCAAGCTTCTCTTGTGTAAGCCCGAGCTCTGCCTTCTTCAGGTTGAAGATTCTCTTCAATCGAAGGCATTCGGCTTTTCTATCGTCTGGAAGCGGTCGTTTGCTCATTTGAGAAGAATATTCCCTTTGGTAATATCTTGACAAATGCCAAAAGTATTTACTTTGAGTAATGCCATAGGTACTATCCGGAGGACGAAGACTTTGGAGAAATGCCGTGAGCACCCTTCACTTAAGAGATTTTGCTAAAGATCGCGGTCAACCCGAAGCAGCTTCTTTGCTCGGTTTGACGCAAGGTGCGCTCAGCAAGGCTATCCGCGTCGGACGCCACATCATCGTGACGCACCAAGCTGACGGTACTTATACGGCGGAAGAACGTCGGCCTTTTCCGGCACGCTCAGAAGCCAAGGCCAAACCCACAAATGCCCCGACCTTGAACGCAAATCTACGCGCAAACCCACCACTTAATAAGTCCTCTGATGATGCTGGCGTTTTGTCCAGTACCGGAGGCGCCTGATGAAGAATGTCATCCCGCTTGAGTTTGAAGGTCGTTCGGTTCGCTTCAGCACTGATGGCTGGCTTCACGCAACGAAGCTGGCTGAACGTTTCGGTAAGCGTATCGACCACTGGCTGGATAACTCAGATACCTTGGAGTACATCCTTGCGCTTGATGAGCATCTGAACGGTGCGCAATCCAAAGTTCTAGATACCCGGAATTCCGGGTATGTAAAAACGAGCAGAGCACGAGTCGACCGCGGCGGTGGCACCTGGTTGCATCCCAAGCTCGCGATTCACTTTGCCCGCTGGCTGAGCGCTAAATTCTCAGTTTGGTGCGATGCCCGCATTGAAGACATTTTGCACGGCGCACCTTCTGCGCTTGATCGCTTCAATCGCGCCTGCAAGAAATTCGACGACCGTAAATCGCTCGCCAGCGAAAGCGGTCGCAACCTCAATGCCTGGCGCCGTGAAAAGCCGGGGCTGATCTGCGAGATTGAGCGTGGCCGCGAACTGCTGCAGATGACCCTCGGCCTCAATCACCCAACACAATCAGCCGATCAGCAGGCCCTCCCATGACCACCTGCCATTGCCAGTATTTGCTGTCTGGCTAAACCCCAGACAGCAAAAAGCCAGCTGTCGAGGCTGGCTTCTTAATCAGTCCCTTGCAGGGGACTTCTTTAAATCTTCGTCGGAGAAGACGATATGTTGCACCCGAAAAATACCACCGCGCCCCCAGTAGCGCAAGAGCCTTTGGAGCTTCCAAGTAAAACTCTTTGCGGATTTGTGTACTTCAGCGTTGATGTGCAAAGCGCCGCCATTCGACAAACGGGACTACCGATTCTGGTCAAGGCCCTTGCGGTTGAGCTCTACCTCGCGTTGTCCGCCGAGTTCCCAGAGCCAGCTTACGAAGTGATTATCCAGACTTGCGCCGGCCATGCAGAAGACTTCAAGTCAGTGCAGCGCCGGGCTGCTCGCAACAAAGACCTGATCATTTCCTGCCGCTCAGCAGAGCGTCCGGGGCATGAGTACCTGGCACGCCTCGGTCAGTACGGCGAGTACGACCCACGGCAGCCCGCGCCACAAAAAGGGACAT